CAATACCCCCCCATACGCCCCCCATACGCCCACTCGGGCATAAAAGGCCATGCTACGCTTCCACGCAAACAGGAGCGTAGTCATGGCCAGAATTCCCTACCAAAAATCCCCTGCAATATTTGTCGGTGCAGCGCTTATCGCGTTGTTGCTGCATTCTGGCGTCGATCCTGACACCGCACACCAAACGGCGCAGCAGGCCATAAACACCGTCGCAAAGTACGAGGGCTATGTTCCTGTAGCATACCGTGATCCCGCAGGGATATGGACAAAATGCTATGGCGACACAACGGATGTTGTTCCCGGCGATACATACACCGCAGAGCAGTGCGCTGCATCGTTGAACAAGCATATTGTTGAAACATCTGAACCAGTCATGCGTTGCGTTCCAGATCTCGCCAAACAGAATCCAAAAGTAATTATTGCCTTTTTAGATATGGCCTACAACATCGGTCCAACTGCGCTTTGCAAGTCGAGCATAGCCCGTCACGCAAATGCTGGTGAGTGGACAGAGGCCTGCTATCGCATCGCGGAAATATACAAAACCGCGAAAGGCATACCGCTACAGGGGCTAGTTATCCGACGCACTGATGAATCTGAAATGTGCCTTCAGGGGCTCAAGGAAGGACGCTGATATGGAGCAAGACGTCTACGAACTGTATTACGCGGCGCGCGCAAAATTCTTGCGTATTGGCATCATCGTCGGCCTTGTTGCCGGATTTTGTCTTGGATTCTTTTGCAGGGGGCTATTCTGATGTTTGCTGCAATCACTTGGATATTGGGCCTTATCAAGGGAATTCCTGGCATAGGAGCCATCATTGAAAGGTTTACGGCTGGCAACGCTGAAGCCGAAAAAATCAGGGCACAGACAGAACTTGTTGAGGCAGAAGCCTTCAAAGAGGGACGAGTGGCTCCGCGATATATGAAGCAATACGTCTTCATTGGTGCGTTCACAATCGTTCTCGTATTGATCGTTGTTTCAGCATTCTTCCCTGAAGTGTCCGAGGTGACAGACAGCATTGTAGACAGGGTCGCCAAGGCCAGCAAAACCCTGATGGTGTTTTAGCCATGACGTATGAACTTTCATTGCTCATAAACACCTGCCTCATGGGGTACTTCCTGTGGTCAATACGCGCTTTTTTGAAATCACATCAATCACAGCATGAGCAGATTACAGAAGACAATAAGGCCCTCGTTAAAGCGATTGAAGGCCTTACTGCTGTTTACGCCAGCAAGGAAAGTGTCAGCAGGGCTCATGCCCGCTTGGATGACGTTGAAAGCACCGTAGACAACCACGGTGAGCGCTTGGCGCGCGTAGAAACCAGGCTTGAATCCGTAAAATAGGAAAACAGGCTATGGACACAGAACAACAGCAAGCCCCGAACATTGGCGCCCTCGCGTCTCAACTCATGGCTGAATTCAGCGAGGCGCAGCGGTCGCGCGCAATGGTGAATGAACGCTGGCTTGAGGATTTGCGGCAATATCGCGGCATCTATGCCGGTGATGTGTCCAAGAGGCTCAAGAAGAACAAGTCTTCGCGTGCGTTCTACCGGCTGACGACTGCCAAGGTTAATACCATGACGGCCAGGCTTATGGACTTGCTGTTTCCTCAGCGCACCAAAAACTGGTCCATATCCCCCACCCCCGACCCGATGTTGCCAGATGATGTCGTGATGGATGCCCTCAAGGACGAGATAGGCCAATCCGCACAGCAGATCATGGGCGAGATGATGCAAAAGCTGCAGGCGCAGAACGTAATCCCTGACGCATGGGCGGCACAAAACATTCAAACCGAGGCTTACAATCAGGCTTTTGCTCAGGCAGACACAGAGCCTGCAAGGATCAGGATTGCTCAGGATCGCGCCAAGGCCATGGAAAACGTGATCGATGACCAGCTGAAGGAATGCAATGCCAACGGACAGCGCCGCCCAAGCTGGCGCCAAAATTGCCGCACGATTGTCAAAAGCTCCTGCCTCTATGGCATGGGTGTCCTTAAAGGCCCCCTGATCGAGCGTGTCGTTACAAAACGCTTCGTTCCAACCAAGGATACCTCCGGCAACGTTTCGTGGAAGGAGCAGGAATACTCGCAGGATTTGCGCCCATATCATGAGGCTGTGAGCATCTGGGAAATCTACCCTGACCCCGGCGCGCGCCTTCCTTCCGAGCTCAGATATGTTTGGCAGATCCACACAATGGCTGACAAGGATTTGGCCGACCTGAGAAACTTCCCAGGATTTGACGCAGAGTTGATCAAAGACCACATGGCGGCCAACGAGGACGGCGACGCGCAGCTTTCTGATTGGGAAGTGCAGGTGCGCGAGCTCAATGACGACAATATTTCCAACGGCCAGCCACTTAAAAAGCGGTTTCGCGTCTACGAACGGTGGGGTTTTCTTTCCGGCAAAGACCTCGCGTCTGCTGGTGTCGAGATTGCCGCAGAGGACATGACCAAGATTTATTCCTCCTGCATCTGGATTCTAGGTAACTCCATTATCAAGGCCTCGGTGAACCCGTTGGAAGGCGTAGATATCCCCTACCACTTCTACCCCTACCAAGACGACGATTCATCGTTTTGGCCCGAGGGTATCGCCTACCAACTGCGCACGCCGCAATCCGGCATTAATGCTGCCGTCAGGGCCATGCAAGATAATGCTGGTGCATCTTCCGGCCCAATTTATGGAATCAACACGCAGGCTCTTGACGACACTCAGTCCGTTGACGAGATGCGCGCCAATAAGCTGTTCCTGTTTGCCAAGTCTGGCATCAACCTTTCTCAGGCATTCCAAGCGGTAACGGTCCCGTCAGCGATTGAACACAACATGACCCTGCAAAACTTTTGGCAGCAGGTTGGTGACGAGGTTTCCACGCCGCGCTTCAATCAGGGCGACGGCAACATCGCGGGCGCAGGTAAGACAGCCAGCGGCCTTTCTATGCTTATGGGCGCGTCCAACATCCTGCTCAAGGATCACGTCAAAGATTTTGACGACTTCGTTGTGGCTCCCTTCATTCGGGCCATGTTCCGCTGGAATATGCAGTGGAACCCGCGCGAGGACATCAAGGGCGACTTTGAAGTTGTCGCCTCTGGCAGTCAGTCACTCATAGCCAAAGAGGTACGCGCACAGCAGGTTCCGGCGCTGATCGGCTATCTCGGAATCCCCGCCTTTGAACCATACCTCAAGGCAAAAGAGCTACTTGAGGTTGCCCTTGAGCAGACAGACCTGCCAGCAGAACGGCTCCTGCGCTCCGATGACGAGGCAAAGCAATATCAGCAACAGATGATGCTCGACCAGGCCAAGGCCCAAGCTCAGGCCCAGGCCTCGGCGCTTGTTGAACAGCTTGAACGCCAAGGCCTGCCCCCTGAACAAATCCAGCAGCAGTTGTTGATGCTCCTATCGAAAACCGTTCCAGCCACAATGGGCCCAGGCGGCCAGCAGCCAGGCGCAGCAATGCCGCCGCAAGGAGCGATGCAATGAGCGCTCGAAGCTCAAAGGATGCGTCCATAAGAACGCTTCGCTCATGCAATGGGCAAGGTGTCTATACAGCACTCACAGATTTGCTGAGTTCAGTAATTGTCGAGGCCCATGAAGAGATGGAATCGGCAACTGACAATATCACCATTTGGCGCGCTCAGGGTAAGGCCACCGCAGCCAGAGACCTGATAGCCGCCATAAAACCGCGTGACGCGGAATAAGGAGGAGATCATGAGCCAGGTTAATGAAAACGATCTGCAGCAGGGAGTTGAAACCCCCGTTGACGACGAAGAGACCCAATTCGATCAGGGCTTTTCCCTCGGCGAAGACGAAGCAGAAGCCAAGGGCAGTGCTGAAAATGGCCAGGAGCAGGAAGCCAACAGCGAAGGAAATGAAGCCGCTGGTTCCCAGGAACCCGCCAAGGCTGATGAAGGCAAGCAGCCCAATGTTCAGAATGAACAGCCGCCGGCCGCAGAACAGCCCCAGCAGCCCCAACCGCAGATGGAACAGCCGCGCGAAAGCGCACCGGCAGAACCTGAGCCGCCGAAAAAAATTGAAGTCCCTGAAAACCTCACTGAGGAATTTGCGACCCTCAAAAAACTGAACCCGGCCGCAGCAGAGCTTGCGCTTGAGGACTCGCCAGAAGGCGAACGGCTCAGGAGCCGAATGGAAGAATACGGGGCCGAGATGGCCCTTGATCGCGCTGAAGTCGTTCTTGATAAGCGCAACCGTGATGTTGCCACGCGCAAGGCTGACTTTGAGCGCCAGCAGCAGGCAGTGCAGGAACACAATAATCGCTTCATGTCCACGCTCAAGCAAACGCACCCTGACTATGCGGCCATGATTACTGACCCGGCCAGGCGCGACGAAGCGGTCAAAAAGCAGAACGAAATCATCGAATGGATCAACGGCAAGCCATACGCTGAAGGCGCAAGGCTTATGCAGGTTGCAAAGTCGGGGCGCGACCCGAACGAAATATGCGCCCTGCTCACCCAATTTGAGAGCGAACGTCAGGCGAAGCCGAAGCTGGCTGATCCAACGGGAGCTCTCGCTGTGCCAGGAAGGGGTGCGCCCGCCGCGCCCGCAGGCATCGGAGATAAGGACGACTTCGATGCTGGATGGAACCTCGAAAAATAGTCCAAGAAAGCGAGTTCAGTTATGCCTATTACTACCACCGGCGACATCTCGTACCGCACTGCTGGTTACATGTCGAAAGAGCTTCTCAAGCGGGCTCAGCCCCTGCTCTGTGTAACCCGCCTTGGGCATCCCAAGCCGCTGCCCAAGAACTCCACACGAACCATCAAGTTCCGCGGCTATCAGCACATTGCCAGCCAGCCCAAAGTGTTGGTTGAAGGCGTGACCCCTGAGGCCAGCAAGCCTGAATTCAGGGATGTGTTCTGCACCGTTGAGCAGTATGGCGACTGGGTTGAATTGACTGACGTCATCAAGGACACCCACGAAGACCCCATTCTCAACGAATTCACTGACATGCTTGGCGAACAGAGCGCCATCATGTTGGAGCGCGTTACCATCGGCAAGGTGCTTGCCGGTACCAACGTTTACTACAGCGGGACCACCGGCGGCGTGATTGCGACGAAGCGCAGCAGCGTCAACAAGCCCCTGAACATCAACCTGCAGCGCAGCGTGCGCCGTGGCCTTGAACGGCAGTTGGCAAAGCCGATCACCAAGATTGTGAGCGCGTCTCCCAATTTCAACACGTCGCCTATTCCCCAGGGCTTTATCGCCGTTTGCCATACGGATTTGGACTCCGATATCCGCGACATGCCCGGCTTCATCCCTGTGGAAAAATACGCCCAGCAGCAGATCCTCCCTGGCGAAATCGGCACCGTGGAAAACATCCGCTACGTCGGCACCACGCTCCTTGAGCCGTTTGCTGACGCTGGCGCTGCGAGCGAAGCTGGCCAGAAGGCCGTTCTTTCTACGAGCGGTGCCTGCGCCGACGTCTACCCCATTCTCTTCTTCGGCCAGGACGCTTTTGGCGTCATTCCCCTGGCGCGTGAAAAGAGTGGTGCTTCTCCCATTACTCCCATGGTTCTTAACCCCGGCGTTCCCCGCAGTGGCGACCCCCTCGGTCAGCGCGGAAGCGTAAGCTGGAAGGCTTACCACGGCGCCGTCATCCTTTACGACTTCTACATGGCGCGCGTTGAAGTGGCCGCCTCCGCCCTCTAGGCAAAGGATCGAATCATGCCCAAGGACAAAGATATGACCAACACCCAGGAAGGAACCGAAACGGGTGCCGCCGACACCAGCGCAGAAGTGAAGGGCGTGGACGATGCCCCGTCTACCGATGCAACGGTTGCGCAGCGCGAACGGATGTCAACGAACCAGGTTCGCAAGGGACGCTGGGTAAGAATCGTTCTGGCAAGCGGCCAGGAAGAAGCCGAACGCGCCCCAGTGCCGATTGCCGTTAATGGCTACCAGTGCCTGCTCAAACGCGACGAGGAAGGGATTATTCCCGAATCCCTTCTGAACGTGCTTGAAGACGCAGTTGAAACGCGCCCGGTTGTCGTCGAAGAAGGCGGCTCCCGCAAAGTTACCTGGAAGAAGATCAAGCGGTTTTCGTACATGGTTGTCGGCTCTTACGACACCAAGGCCGAAGCCGAAGCGGCTGCGGAAGCTGCGAAGGACAGCCAGTAATGCGCGCCGCCGAGGTATTGCGCTTGGTTTCTGGCGCGCTGCAAGACCTCGAACCAGGCCTCGAATCAAGATGGCCTTGGGAAGGTGGAGACGACGGACGTATTGGACTCCTTGATTTCCTCAATGAGTCCATGCGTGTTGTCGTCATGCAACGCCCAGACGCCTTTGCGATTACAGAGCCTATCCGGCTCGAGCCTGGTATGCGGCAACGCATGCCGAGCAAAAAGCGCAACTCGGCATCGCGCAACGCTGCAACGCTTATTGAGCTTGTGCGCAACCTTGGACAGGACGGGGACACCCCTGGACAGGCCATTGTGTCTGCGCAGCCATCCCTGCTGCTGGCATGGGCCGATGCCACACGCGCTGCGCGCAGTGTGGAAAATTTCGCCTATGACCGTCTCACTAACCCCAACATTTACTACGTCTACCCAGCCGTGTGCGAAGACGCTGACGTGTGGGTCGAAGCCACATACAGCGCGGCCCCGGAAGCCATAACCAGCCCAGAGCAGGAGATTGGTTTGCCAGAGGGCTACGCAGCGGCGCTGAAACACCATATTCTGGCGAGTATTTTGTCTGGGGATAACGAAAGCAGCAACGCCAGCAAGGCATCCCTCCACCTGCAACTCTATGCGCAGATCCTCGGGATCAAGTTGCAGGTGGACGCCGGATGGCCAAAGGCAAAATCAACCGCGCCCGCAGGAGGTGCAGCATGATGAACAGAATGGAACAGCTTGGAGTCCTTGTGCCAAGGGTTCTGCCACAAGTTCTGCCGTGCCCCCGCAGCATGGTTATTGATGCCCTGCAATACATTGCGGGCGATTTTTGCGGAAAGACTGGCGTGTGGTCCATGACCCTGCAAGAAGACGCAATCAAAGGGGATAGCGGAATACGGCTCAATCCTCCAAAGGGCGTTGCTATTTCCAGAGTCGAGTCTGTCTACATTGATGGCTCGTACATTGACAAAGATGAGTATCGCTCAACGGCAAACGACATCCTGCTTGGATTTGTGCCACAGCGTGATGCCATTGCCACAATCATGTGCACCGTGAGGCCGTCCCGTAATGCGGAATCCTTACCAGAAGAGATTGCCGAGGAATGGGGCGACACAATCGCATATGGGGCCCTGGCAAAAGTTAAGGCCATGAGCGGAAACAATATCGAGTGGACAGATGCCCAAGGGGCCAAATTAGCCCTTGAACTATACAACGAGGGCTGCGCGCGAGCGAGGGCCAAAATGATACGCCGCAAGCACGGCGACAGCCTTTTTGTGGGGGATCTATGAGCAACACAATACCCACAGTCAAAGTAACCGCAAGATTCGTTGACCAGCTTGGCGCGCCTGTCTGCAAGGCTGTTGTGACCATGCGGCTTACTACAACGGAACGCTATGCCGGGTACATTGTTCCGCGCGAGGCGCGGGCTGTGACCGATGCAATGGGCGTTGCCGTGCTGCAGGTATGGCCCAATGAACTGGGCACTGAAAGCAGCGAGTATGCCGTTTCTGTCACATTCCCAGATGCTTGCGCTGCAAACAGCAGCATAGCGCCAATGCGCAGCATCAGGGGAAACTGCGTTGTTCCAAACGCAGATTGCAACCTGCAAGACATAATGGAGTTGCCCGCTTACGAGCCGCGCAGTGCTGGACAGGCTGTAGAAACAGAGGTCGCGCACTGGGCGTCTTTGGCTGCCCAGTATTCGGAAGGTGCCAGGGCTTCAATGCAGGGTGCGCAGTCCGTTGAGACCAGGCTTAATGCCACAGCTGACGTGGCATCTGCCTCGCGGCTGGCGGCGCAAGAGGCCGCACAGTCAGCAAGCGCATCTGCTACGCGGGCGCAAGGTCTTGTCGATGGAGTTTCAAGCACCATAAGCCACTTCCAAAACTCTGTTGTCGAACAAACAGCAGAAACAGTGGAACGGCTTACGGTTGATGCGACAACTTCCATCGGCCAGCACAAAGCCTCTGCCATCGACGAGATCGGCGCCAAGGTTGAAGCGACTATGGATGAATCCATAGCCACTTTGACGCAGGCCAGATCAGAATCAATGCAGGCCGTATCAGGCGCAAAGCAGGCTGGCCTTGATCAAATATCAACGGCCGGGGCCACTCAGCTTTTGGCGCTACGCAATGAGGCCGCACTCTTTGGCGAGGACTTTGAAAACCTCACCGAACGCGCGGAATCCGCAGCAAAGAAAGCCGGGTGTTCATCTGCCGCAGCGGCCAATGCTGAGAGCGTAGCAACATCCGCGGCTTCGCGGGCCGAAAGTGCAGCACAATGGCTTGAGAGGCACAGGGACGATGCCTTGTCTGCTGCCACCAGGGCCGTCGCTGCAGCACAAACCGTTGACGCGGCAGCAAACACAGCCACGGCCAAAGCAACCTTGGCCGTGAATGCCGCAGCGGAAGTGGCCACAGCTCACCAGTCAATATCTCAAAGTGAGCAGTCTGCAGCTGCCAGCGCACAGGTGGCCACGGCAGCGAAGAATGCCACCGCAGCAAATGCCGAGGCGGTGGCCACGGCAACTGCCAACATGGAACAGTCCATAGCGGCTGCGGCTGGCAAGCTTGTGAACGAAGACATTGTAAACGCAGCAGTATCCCAGGCAACTGCAAGCGCAACGGCTGCCGCGACAGCGGCAACCAATGCGGCAACGTCTGCTGGACAAGCTGCTTCTGTCGTCGAAACACACGCCGCTGAGGTCGCAACGGCTACCGCAAGGGTGGTTGATATCGCCGGACAAATGACCCTGGGGCTAAACGTTGAGAAGTCGACAATCGAAATGGCCGCATCGGTCATACGACTCACCGATCACTCAACGCAGCTTCAGGTTGATAACCTCACTGCTTCTGTGTCTGGGGTTGATATGGCCACTGAGCTTGCGCGCCTTTCCGGCAGGGTAACGCGCCTGGAACTGCAAGGGGCATCCTAAATACTGATCAGGCTGACCCTGAATTGATGCCGCTATTTCATAGCTGAGGCCAGTGGCCCCGGCTTCAACAAGCAACGGAGTTCATATGAGCCAAACCACAGAAGATCAGCCGACCAATGCAGAATTGGTTGCCGCTGTTACCGGCGCTGTAAGCGCTGTGCAGGATGCTCAGACGACGGTGGTGAATGCCACCAAAAATCTTACGACGCACCTTTCTGACCCCAACGCGCACGGCGCAGAAACGAAAGCAAACATTGAGGCCGCTGTACCCAAACCCATATGGGCAGGAACGCGCCTTTCCTTTGCGAGCGACAATGGCAGCATTGCAACGACATCTGTCAACCTCAAGGGCGAAAAGGGGGACAAAGGCGATAAGGGTGACGCAGGCACAGCGGGCACGACTGGCCCGCGCCCTGCCCATAAATGGGTTGGCACGTCCCTGTTCGTCCAGTCGCCCGATGGGACATACCCTGAAACCGGCACTGATCTTAAGGGTGAGAAAGGAGATCAGGGCGAGAAAGGTGACAAGGGCGACAAAGGCGACACTGGCATCCAAGGGCCAGCTGGCGGCCCCAAAGGTGACAAGGGCGATAAGGGTGATACCGGCCCGATGCCAGAACATCTGTGGGACGGAACGTCCGTCATGTTCCAGAAAGCGGATGGTTCGTGGCCTACCCAATATGTCAACCTCAAGGGCGAAAAGGGGGACAAGGGCGATACCGGCGCTGCTGGTATTGACGGTGCCGTGACCAACCTTTCGGACGCCATCAACTCCAGCGACAGCACCAAGGCGGCAAGCTCCAAGGCAGTCAAGGACGCGACGGACACGCATAACTCGGCTTCTGACGCACACGGGATCAACAATCCCGAAAGCGGCTTCCGCGCTTCAATCGTAGCCATTGCTGCGGCTCAGGCCCAAAAGGCTGCGGCTGACGCAGTGGCCAGCCTCGAAATTGTTTCTGCAAGCCCGATCTTTGGTATCTGCCGCGTTCGCACTGGTGGCGGTAGCGGCCTGTTCTTCCAGACTGACGACAAGGGCAACCCGCAAAACCTTGTTACGGATTATTTTGACCGGCACCCGGTTTACAGCGCCATCAAGCGCGTCATCGTTGACGGCCAGGTAATGAACGAAATTCCTCAGTTCTTCGTGAAGAACTACACCCCTACGGAAGGAACGTTTGCCAACTGCCCTATCACCATGATCTCTCCCGTTGCCGCTGACGGGTTCCACATCCACCCTGCGTTCATGAACAACAGCGCCCAGATCAGCAAGTTTATGCTCGGCTGCTACAAGGGCAGTTTGGACAGTACACTCACGAAGGTTCAGAGCGTCCCCGGCGTATATCCTGCCGTGTCCAAGGACTTCTCCACATTCAAGGCCCTTTGCACAAACAGAAACGTCAGCGGCGTTGCAGGCTTCATGATGCAGGATGTGTATCAGCGCGCTGCCCTGCAACTGCTCATGCTTGCAGAATTTGCCAATTCCAACATGCAGTCTGTTCTTGGCGCCGGGCACACAGCCGGTTCTGCTGCCGTGACGGTGGACAACGCCGCAAACCATAAGCCCTGGCGAAACTTCCACGGCGTGTACGGGAACGTCTGGGAAATGGTCGATGGCGTTCGCGCAGACGGAAGTAAAAAGCTTGAAATCTATCGCAATGACGGAACGCGGGCATATCTCGCAACGAATCTCACCATACCTGTGTTTGGCTCCGGCATGACCGGGTGGACGGTGGATATGCTGAGCGATGTGGCTGACGGCTACGACATGCGCGACGCCTTCATTCCCAAAACACTGGACGCGACAGAAACGAACGGCACCTACAGCGATGGCATGTGGGGCGCAGTGGCAAACGGCGTTTGCTATACCGGCGGCTGCTGGGGCGATGGTTCAGCCGCAGGCCTGTTCTCCTGCAACTTCAACTACGTTGCTTCCTACTCGGACGCGTACATCGGGTGCCGCCTCGCAAAAGTGTAGCCTGAACCCTGAAACACGTTTCCTGCTCTGGCCGCCGATAGGCGGCCATGGCCAGGGAAAAGGATTGCCATATGAAGATCATTTTTACCCACAACGAAAAGACCATCGAAATTGAATACCTGGGAACGGGCAATGGCGAAGCGAAGCTTTACGGCGTTCCCACCGATTACAGCGAAGACGGGTACTACGTTTCCGCTTGGCAAAAAACTGAAATCGAACCCGTCCCGGCCTGCGCCGTGAGTGACGCTCACCTGCTTTGCCACGTCAACATCGAGAAGGATCGGGAAAGCTTTGTGCTGAAAACTGTCAAGACCACCGAGGGGGCCGACTGCCATGCCTAAGACAGAAACAGGGATCAACCATGTGACCATGCTTGGCGGGATTGAGAGCGCCAAGGCTGTGAAGCTCAACGAAATAAACAACAAGTGCGAGCTCGCCCTGCGCAGCCTCACGGACAATTACCCCGACACGGAACGCCTGACCTTTGATCAGCAGAAGGCAGAAGCGGCAGCCTACCAGGCCAACAACACTGCATCCTGCCCGATGCTCACCACTCTTGCCCAGGCACGCGGGATAACGATTGAAGATTTGGCCGCCAGGGTTTTGGAAAAGGCGGCAGCGTTTTCAAAGGCATCTGGTGCGCTCATTGGCACACGCCAGAAGTTTGAAGATACGCTTGACGGCTGCACAAGCATCCAGGCCGTTGAATCAATCTTTGTGGATTACGCACTGTAGGGCTTGGCCATGAACCGCTTTCAAGTCTTGCTCCACAACGGACGGCAGATGTTGATCTCCATAGATCAGGGTGCCAACGCCGCATTCGGCCTCATGATTGCCACGCTCTGCATGATCCCTTTCATTCCAAAGGCCGGGCTGTGGTGGGCAGATGAAACAATCAGCGCCCATTGCTGGCGGTGGCATATTAACGGCGTGCGCAGTTGGCCACGCAAGGTTGTAGATGCTTTGGCGCTCCTGTTTGGCGACAAGGACCACTGCCAACAGAGCTATGAGAGTGAACGCCTCGGGCGGCAACTGCCGCCTGAAGAACGAACATCAAAATAAAGAAGGACACATGAGCGGTGAAAGCCTGGCAATGCTGGAAAAGATGGAAGACGTCAGCGCATATTCCAGAATCGCCATGCGACAGTTCCCACGCTACGAGAAGTTTCTTTTGGCCGCCGAGATCAGGACGGCAATCTCTGAAATAAAGCGCCTGCTCATACGGGCTGCGAAACGTTATTACAAAAAAACCACCCTGGAAGACTTGGACATTGAGCTTGAACTGCTCCGCTCTCTCATACGAGAGGCAGTAAAGCTCAAATACATAGACGTGCACCGCTATGAGGTCTGGTCTTTGAAAATAAGCGAAGTCGGCAAAATGACCGGGGCATGGATGAAGAAGGTGCGAAGCGCACAGGAATCCAGCGCGCGAACTGGTCAGAGAGGTGGTCGCACAACTTTCCCATTGAACCCGAACGACGGGTAAGTGGGATAAGGGCAGCGACCTACATCCGGCGGCAACTGGGACAATGGTTCAGCCGCAGGCCTGTTCTACTGCAACTTCAACAACGTTGCTTCCAACTCGAACACGAACATCGGGTGCCGCCTCGCAAATATAGCCCACAAGCCAGAAGGCGAATGCCCAAGGGTATTCATCCAGTGCTTTATTTGGGGCCGCTGTCCTTCTCGGTAAGCCGGGAAAAGAACAAAACCGTGGCAGGCGGCAAGTAGCTGCTGCAAAAGCGGCCTGCCACACCCTCAAGGGGTATGAACGTATGCCAAAGACAATCAGGGACATCTGGCCGCGCATAACCTGCTTCGACAATCTCGTTGCTGCCTGGGAGGATGCACGGCGCGGAAAGAGGTTTCTTCCGTCTGTCCTCAAATTCAGCGGCAGCGTTGAAGAGAATCTACTCGATATTCAAGGCAGACTCCTCCATAGGACTTGGCGGCCTGGCCCATGGCGCGAGTTCATATCCAACGATCCAAAACCACGCCTCATTCAAGCCCCGCAGTTTGGGGATCGCGTTGTGCACCATGCGCTCGTGCGGGTTATAGGCCCGGCATTTGAGCGCAGATTCATCAATGATAGCTACGCTTGCCGCAAGGGGCTTGGTAATTTGTCGGCCAGTGACCGGCTTACTGATTTTCTCAGGGCTTCAACGTCTGAAACGAGAAAGTCTGGGCGTAAAATTTACGCTCTCAAGGCCGATGTGCGGAAGTATTTCCCGAACATTGACCACGACATCCTCCTTGGCGTTTTGAAGCGCACAGTGGGCGACGAGGGCGCGTTATGGCTCATAGAGAAAATTGTCAAAGACAATGGATTTGAGCAGCGCGGCCTACCTATCGGCGCACTGACAAGCCAACTTTTCGCAAACGCCTACCTGGACGTTCTGGATCACTACGTCAAGGACGAGCTCGGCGTTCGTTTCTACGTCAGGTATATGGATGATTTCATCATCTTGCATACCGACAAGCGCCACCTTCACGATCTCCAAACACTTATCGGCTCTGTTCTTTGGGAGCGGTTAAAGCTTCAGTTCAACCCTAAGACGAGCATCTTCCCTGCGTCGCACGGAATTGACTTCGCCGGGTATCGCCACTGGGTATCGTACCGCCTCCCGCGAAAGCGAAATATCAAGCGGACTCGCAGAAAATTCAAAGAGATCAGGAAGCTTTATGCCGAAGGAAGGATGGACGTGGCGCAGGTAAGGTCAAGGGTCGCCTCTTTTGTTGGATACACAAAGCACTGCAAGGCTTCGAGAACCGTAAAGGGAGTTCTCGACGAATTAGTTTTGCAGCGCGGTGGAGGTGCAGAATGATTTTTTACGGGCTTCACTTTGTCGGTGACGACAAAGTTCCAGTTCAAGTGCGGATAAGCACCAGCAATCAGCAGATATGGGCGCGGTCAGCACCCAATGGCGAATGGACTGAATGGCGCAGGCTTGACGTAATACGAAATTTGGACGGCACCCTGGCAGAAGAAGTGACAGAGGCAACGCACGCAAAATCAGCTGACGCAGCGGGAAGGCTCAAGAACCAAGTGAAGATCACGTTCTCGGGTGATGTTTCTGGAAGCGTGAGCTTCGATGGATCTGCAAGCGTTGCGTGTGCATTGTCAATTGCAGGCCTTGGCTCATTGAGCAGTCGTATCTCAAGCCTTGAAGACAGAATCAACAACCTCGGAACTGGCAGCAATACCAACTACGGATCAAGCTAATGGCCACTATCACAATACCAACGTTTGGCGGCGAGATACCCCGCACGGCCCCAAGGCTGCTTGAGGACACACAGGCATCCGTTGCCGTTAACTGCCAATTGCAACGCGGAGCCCTTGAAGCCTTGCGTGGCCCGGTGGAGGTCGCAGGCTTGAGCGCCAGTTCTAAAACAATCTTCAAGCATGCCCAGGACGGTTGGCTGTCATGGCCCGGCGCAGTCGATGTGGTCAAGTCTGCCGTAACGGACATCTCTGGTGAAACCCCTCTTGGTCATCTTTTTATAACCGGCGACAGGGCTTACCCGACGCAATACATGAGTGGTGGCAAGATACACCGCCTCGGCATTCCAAGGCCTGGCAAGGCGCCATCTGTGGCCGTAACCAAGGGCGCGGCAGATGCTACCGTCGCCTGTTATGCCTTTGGCGCAAACTCAGAATCCGAAATACCGCCACGTTACGGGTATGAAGACACCCTTTCGACCGTTCAAGAAGACAACGTGAGCGTGGCTGTTACGGCTGAAACAGTTGAGGACACAACATCGACGGATAGCGGCATAGCCCGTTCATCCGCTTACTGCTACACGATTGTCCAATCCCTTGCAGACGGGATTTTCCAGCAAGAATCTGCGCCGTCACCGGCGTCTGAAGTTGTTGATGTGCTTGATGGGGACGGCGTGACCATCAGCGATTTTGAAATTCCAGAGCTTGAAGGTCTGGAAATTTCCCATATCCGCATTTACCGCACGGTATCCGGCACAACGACGAGCGAGTTTCATTTCCTAGTTGAGCTTCCACTGCCCGTCACATCCCATGTGGACACGGTAAATGACGTGGACATCTCCACTGACGTTATGGCCACAACGACATGGGACGCGATACCCGATGACGCGCGCGGCCTTATCAAGACTGACAACGGCATCTACGCGGCATTTCGCGGGAATGAGCTTCTTATTTCTGAACCGTTCTATGGCTATGTCTTCCCAGAGAGCTACCGCCTGACAACCGAGGACCCCATTGTGGCCCTTGGGCATGTCGATGGCACGATTGTCGTGCTGACCACCGGGCGGCCCTACCTGGCAACAGGCTCAGAACCTGAAAGCCTGCAATTCACTCACCTTCCCATTGAACAAAGTTGTGTGTCAGCGGGAAGCGTCGGCAGCCTGCCTGGCGGCGTTGTGTATGCAAGCCCTGATGGCCTCATGCTGTTCACCAGCAGCGACCAGAGCCTTCTTACTGCTCAGACCTTCACCCGCGACCAATGGCAAGCAATGCACCCTGAGAACCTTATGGGAACTGTGCATGACGGGCGGTATGTCGCTTTCTTTTCTGGGACGAATACGGGGATGCTTATCAGCGTCGGCGCAAAGGATTTGGTGCGCGTTGAACTCCCAGAAGATTGGAAGGTCCGCGCCGTTTACCACCATTCAGAGGACGATGCCGTTTACCTGGCCGTGGACACCAAAGAAGGGAGCCAAATCTACCAGCTAGAGGCTGGCGCGCCCATGACATACACATGGCGCTCAAAGCCCTTCTTCACTTCCTCGCTCCTGTGCATGTCCGTTATCCGTATTGAAGGTGATTTTTCAGCCGACGCTTCTGTTCGGGCATCCTTGTTTGGCCCAAATGAAAATAGGCCTCGTGCGCGCATGAAGGTTTCTGACAGCAGGGCGAAACGCCTTCCAACTGGCCGTGCTGAAAAAGTATGGAGCCTAGAGCTCACTGGGACTGCAACCGCCTATGAAGTTCGGATGGGCGGGAGTGTTGAGGGGGTTGAATATGGCAACTGATCGCGGAATCCCAGCTGTGCCTCGCGGGCTTGACCGCACCCTTACAAACTATCTGCAATCGCTGCAAAGCATTGTCTTGCGCCTATCAGGCATGGTGCGCGGGTCAGACGAATCTCGAGCGGTGCGCGTTTCAGATGGCTCGGTATCAACCGGCACTGCAACCGCGAGCATTGGTCAGGGATCGATCCTTACCCAGCATATAGCGGATAATGCCATTACATCGGCAAAGATTACGGACGGCGCAGTCACAGACACAAAGCTTTCCGCAAGTTCCGTAACGGGCAGAGCCATTGCCGCAGGCGCTGTGGAAACCATGGCCCTGGCCGGGATGTGCGTTACCGCAGAAAAGATTGCCGATGGCGTACTGCCGACGGTGGTTGATGGGGAAGCCGTTGACGGAGAGGAAGTGCTGATACCTGGTAAATGGCTTTCAAAGCCATGGATAATGCTTTCTTCCGTAAGCCAGCCCCAGGCAACGACAGGGGCATTCGGGGCAACTGGGCTCCAAGAAATTTTGGATATGGATGGAAAGGGAACAGGCGAATGGAAATTCACAGCCGCGGGCAGTTTTGCTTGGCTGGCACTGGGGAATGCGAATGAGCAATAACGACGTGTGCAAAGATTTCTTCATGCAATACCTGAACTATCTCGACAGTAACAGTGAGCTTGTAGTTCGTTGCGTTTACATGCGGATGGAAGACGAAAACCTGCTCAAATCAACACTTTACGGGATGCACAATAGGAACGTTGATGCGTTTGTAGCCCTCGTTCTCAGGAATGGCACCCTCCCTTATCTGCTTATGGATGGAGATCGCCTCATTGGCTTCGCTTGGTACGACGCCTTCGCAGCAAAATCGTGCATCGGGCATGTTGTGTTTTTCAAAGAAGCTTGGGGCAATGCACGCCAATTCGGAAAGCAAGTTTACAGGCAGCTTCTTTCATACAGCGATGGGATGGGTCACCTGTTTGACTGCGTGATGGGCCTGACGCCCATAAACAACCCACTCGCATGGCGCGGCGCGGTTGCTTGTGGGGCTTCAAAAATTGGCGTGATCCCAAAGGCGTTGTTCGACGCTGAAAGCGGTGAAAGCATTGACGCTGTGCTCACCGTTGCCACGCGAGAAATCATTGGCGCAGAGGCATAATTCATGAAGATATACACCAGAGTAGAAATCAACATGGAAACCATGGCCGTCACGCACGAAGAGTTCATCGAGTATGACGGATGGGTTTCACAGTGCGGCGGCGGTAGCGGTGGCGGCAGTTCCACCACAAACACTGTGGACTATGCGTATAACTCACGCATGGCCGCCCTTTCAGAAGAGCAGCAAACCTGGGCGCGCGATTATTACAATATGTGGTCTACATACACCAAGCCGTATGAGATCGCGCAGGCGCAGGCAAACCTTGAAACCTTGCCCCTGGAAACGAATCTCTACAAGCAGGCTCTTACTTCTGCCACGCAACTGCTGCCGCAGCAGACGGCAGCCGCCCAGAAGTTTTTGACGGCATCCACAACCGGCGTTGATGTCAATGAGCGCATGGCGCTGGCAACTGCGGATGCGGCCAACGCATGGAAGGACACCAAGGCAGCCAGCAACAGGGCGCAGGCAAGGCTTGGGGTAAATCCCAATTCCGGCAGGTACCAGGGCATTGCTGCTGCACAGCAAACCACGCAGGCCGCACAGCTTGCTGGTGCGCGGACGCAAGCCAGGGTTGGCGCGGAACAGGAAAACTATGACCGGCTGAAAAGCGCTGCGTCGTACAATGCCACTGGCGGCGTGTTGCAGGGCATCAATCTGCTGAAAAGCTAATCCGTGAGGTGCAATTATGCCTTTATATAGACCAGAAAATCCTTATTCGATGGGCCAAAAGGCCATGGGCCAAGCGAGCAGCACCATGGCATCGCAAACGAAGGAAGGGCCCCGCACTGAAGTCGAGGCATCCTCTCCGTCAGCCGGACAGATGGGCATGACAGGCCTATCTTTGCTTGGTGCCGGTGAGCAGGCATGGAAGTACGGCAGCAAGGGATATGATTTTTTGCAATCAAAATGGGGTACCCCCGATGCGGCTTCACAGGCCGCAAACGCTGGGTCTGGCGCTGCTCCTGCTGGGGGTGCTGTTCAAGCTCAACAAGCCGCGGATGCTGTCGCTCCCAGCGTACAGCTTCAGACAGGGGCGCATGCAGCGGCCACGGACGCAACATCGGCAGCAACTGGGGCAACAGCACAGGAAGGCATTACGGCAGGATCACAGCAGGCAATGCAGGGCATTGCTGGTACGCCTGCTGCTGGCACTACCGCCACAGAAGGCGGGGCATCATCTGGCGCATCTGCCGCATCAAGCAGCGCGGCGTACCCCTGGGCTTCTACCGCTGGCTCTCTCGCTGGCGGTGTTGGTGGTGGACTCGCGGGGCGCGAGCTTGGTAAGGCCATCGGCGGCGACACTGGCGGGAAGATTGGCGGCATTGCTGGCAGTCTCGGCGGCAGCTATCTCGGCGGTCTAGCTGGGTCTGCGGTAAGCAGCGGCCTCGGCGCGTCTGCAGGAACAGTGGCGGGAACAGCCGCAACCGCAGCTGCAACATCCGCAGCTACCACGGCGGCCACCACAGCAGCCGGTGCAGGGGCTGGCGTTGCCGCAGGTGCTGCTGGTGGTGCCGCAGCAGGGACAGCAGCGGGCGCTGGTGCCGGGGCGGCTGGCGGCGCTGCTGCTGGCGCAACGGCTGGTTCGGTGGTTCCAGGCGTCGGAACGCTTATTGGCGCTGGCGTCGGCGTCCTTGCGTCTTTTTTCCTCTAGGAGATTGTCATGCCTCTTTATAAGCCAAGCAACACTGCTGAATTGGCCCAATCTGCCATGAATGGCGCGACGCAGGCCGCAGCTGCGCAGACAAAGCAAACTGGAACTAAAACCGAAAAAGAAAGCAACTTCTGGGACGATCTCAACAAGGGAGCCGCAGCCGTTGCCTATGTTGGGCGTGGCCTTGACGGCCTCACAAAGGCCGCCGACGGCGCATGGAATATGTATGACAAGTACAAGCTCCGCGACGCCTACGATAACGTTGACAAGGCCTACAGCGAAGGTGGCATAGACGCCATTCAGAATAACCCTGACATGCAGGATTATTGGCATTCAAAGGCATTCGGACAGTTCATGCTAGACCGGGCCAGTAACGAAAAGGGTCGCCTGGAAATGATGCAGAACATGGATGCCGCTGCTGATAAGATGTATCAGGACTGGCGCATACAGGCCATGGGAGTTCGTCAGGCGTACACATCTGGCGACACGCAAAAATTCATGCCGATGATGCAGCAGCTTTCAACCAACTCTCCCCTGCCCTACAAGCTTGAGCCGACAAATGACGGCAATTTCAAGGTTCTGTTCCGCTCCGATGAAAAAGGTGGATGGGCAGATACCGGCAGGACGATGACGCAGCAAGAAGCCATGGGCGAGGTCGACAATGTGCTACGCGGCGAGCAGTCAATGCTCCGTGGCGTAGACGGCAAAACCGTGCCCGTTAACCTCGCCTTCAACAAGGCGGCCGTAAGGTCGTATTGGTTGACGCAAATAGGGAACGCAGAAAACAGGACTGACCCAAAGCGACAGATCCCACTCTACAACTCTGAAGGAAAGCCAACCGGCATCGGCATTGTCCAGAATCCCCTCGATGACTACAGCGTAGGGCCAAAGCTCCTTGTGTATGGGAATGGTGGTCGGCAGATCGGAACATTTGACGGGTATGATGGGGCAATGAAGGCTGGATATATCCCCTTTGCGCCCCCAAAGGGTAAGGGTGGTGCAAAAGGCGGGGCCGCTGGGGAAGGCGGTGGTTATTCTCTGACGCAGGGCGATATTGGTGCCCTTCAAAAATATGCCACCTCTGAAAACGAGATGGGTGAAAAGTCTGTTGATTATGAAAAAGCTGCGTTCCTAGAACAATTTGTGAGAACAACTGGCCTATCTCCGCTGCAGGCCATTGCCGCGTATGATGGAAATATCAAGCGTGCAATGGAGATGGGGGCAAGTCGTGGACAAGCAGAAAGGGCTACTATGTCTCTCCTTGCCCAGCGTATTTCTGGCGGGCAACGGGGGCAATCTCCGCAACATGGTCAATCAGAGCAATCTCCGCAGCAGTCACCTTCGCAGCAACAACAGAACCCCAAGGTTCGAGGAAGAATACAGGGTATACTTGGCCTTGCACCGCAAGAAGATCAGCAAGGTGGGGCAAGCGGTGGTTATGGCGGCGCGCCTGCAACGCTTAGCGGAAATTACCGCGACAATCTAGAACGCCAGGCAACTACTCGACAGGCACTCGCAGAAAGCGGCGATTACCCAACGGAAATTGTTGGGCTGCCGGGGCTGGGCATTAACAGCGGCGCTCTTGTTGAGGGCGACAATGTTCGCGGCCAAGGCATGCTGAGTGGCATTGGCCTCAGGCCGTCACCGTTTGGGCAGACAGAAAGTCAAAAATGGCGGCAGCATTTCAACAGGTAATCGAATTTCAAAGGAGATATCGACATGCCCAAACAAAAGGCCCCACGGCCTACGAAGACCAATACAGGCGATTACCTGCTTGATTTCGACGGGACAGATTTCAGCCAGTTCGGCGGCCAACAGGCGCAGCAGCAGGAAGAAGAACCTGGACTTATGAGCAAGATTGGCAGTTCTGCCCAGGCAATTGCTGAAGGTGCAACCATGCTGCCGGGCCAGATCGCTGATACGCTCAGGGATGCCTACCATGGCGGCGATGTGGATGTTACCGATACTGATGCCATTCGCGCGCGCCAGGCACGCGAGCAAGAGCGCGCAGACTACGGTAAAAAGTATGATGGCAAAGCCTTTGAGGGCGTAACCGATGCCATGAATTCCATGGGCTATTCCATGGGAACAATGGGTGCAAGCCTCGGCGCTGCGGCCCTGGCTTCCCCTGCCGGGCCGATTGCCGCTGGCGCAGCAGGCATGGCCGCCTCTGGCGCCATGGCATACAGGGCAACAAAGCAGCAGTTTTTGCAGCAAATGCTTGGCGAGACGGAAAAGGTTCTTGGCCGCCTGCCAACACAGGATGAGTGGGACAAGATCGCCACAGAGTTTGACGGCGAGGCAACGCGCTACGGTGCATGGGAAGCAGGCCCGGAAGCCCTGAGCAACCTCATTATGGCAAAAATTCTCGGCCCGCTTGGAAAGGGCCTGTTGCGCGGCAGCGTGGGCCAGGGCATCAAGAGGATTGGCGGCCTGTATGGTGAAGAGCTTGCCACAGAAACAGCAACCCAGATGGGACAAGGCCAAGAAGAGGCCAATGTGGGCTTGCGCGACACAGCGCCGGGCGTCTGGGATGCGTTCAAGGAAATCGGCCCTGCTACGTTCTGGCAGACCACGCTCATGGCTGGCGGCAAGAAAGGTGCAGACATGCTTGCCAACCGCATGCGCGCACGTTCGCAACAGGTTGAAAATAATGTCGACCAGACGCAGCAACAGGGGCAAGGCACAACGGGACTGACGAACCAAGCCGCATTGCCAATGGCGCAGGGGATATTTGCCTTGCCGCAGGGCGACGGCTCAATTCCCATGGGCAGCACAGATACGGGCCGGGGCCCCATTGCCGCAGGCGTTGTAGCTGGCCAGCAGCCAAAGCCTTTTCTCAGCGACGCTGACCATGCCGATACTGAGGCCTTTGTGCGTGCCTTTGAAGAGCGCGAGCGAAACAGGGATGACGAGGAAGCCCTTATCGAGTACGGCCAGCGTCAGGCCCGCTCGCCTGCTCAGCTTGCACTTGACCAGGGCGAAAACGTCGACCTGCTATCGCTTCCGCAGGGTAATGCGGCCATGGCCATGGGGACCGAAGACACCGGGCGCGGCCCGATTGCCCCGCCAACTGACTATGCAGGTCAGCCCATTGCGACCCCATATACGCCACGCCCCGCCCTTCCTGAACAGACTTCGCAATCTGCGGGCATGGGCCAGTGGGCTGGCGGGCGCTCGCAGCTTGCCTACGGGCCGAAGTCTGAACCGCAGATGATGCAGGGCTTGGGCATCATGTCGCAGCAGGGAGCACCAGTTCAGCCCCAGGCAATGCCCACCTCGGCACAAATCAACAATACACAGGCCGCGCCCCGTTCGGACACAACAGCCGCAGCTAATGCCCTTGGCATGCCCTCGCCGCAGGCTGTTCCACAGGAGGCCATGGCCCCGCAGAGGGCACAGGCTTTGCCCCCAATAATGCAGGGCATAGGCGCTGCGCCTGCGCAGCCAACACCCGCCCCACAGCAAGCGTTTACCAGCCAGCCGCAGCCAGAACAAAATTCAAGAGGTCCGTGGCTTGAGGTGGTTCATATTGGCGATTCTGCCCCTAAAGCAAAGCCTCGGCCGCAACAGAGTCAGCCTGCAGGGCGTGCAGATGACTCGCGCCCAATTGGAAAGAACAGCCGCGGGCAGCAAGTGTTCGAGGACAAAAATGGAGTGCGCTCTTATGCTGACGGCGGCGTGCGAGTTTCGCAGAGCGTTGGTGTTATCCCCGGCCATGGCATAACGTTTGATGGCCCTGACGCGCTGTATAAGAGCGGAAAGCAGGAGTACCTGACCAACGACGAGGTTAAAAGCCTTTCTGGTGGCACAAGTGAGCCTGAGAGCAAAAAGCCAAGCCGCATAGAGCTCATTCGCCAACTCCCCAAAGAAGAGCAGGCTGATGCCCGCAAGCTTCCAAACTCAAAGCTGTTGGAGCGAGTTCGCCAGCTTTCAGAGGTCAATACTGCTTCCGAAGATCAGCCGGGCGTGGTAGAATCTAACCATGCCAAGGAGGGCGAACATGCAGAAGCAAACGAAGGAAGAACGCGCGGAAATGAAGGAAAAGCTGAACCAGGTGTACGCAACCCTGACGAAGCCGTTGGAAACCCAGCTGATGGATCACATGAAGAAGTACACGCCGAACCAGGTGAAGGAATGGCTGACGGACGACGGGCCGAAGGCGCTCGCGGACTTCATTCAGGAACAGGTAGCGAGCGCGGAAAGCACGCGGGACGATACGGCGAAGAAGCTGATCGAAAAGGGGATGAGCGAGGGCGAAGCGTGGCCGATGGCGCGCGAAGTGGCGATGCAGGACTTTTGGCCACAAGCGGAACCCGGGCGCGAGGGGTAAAAGACTTTCGCATTTCCCCCGATGACCACATCGGAGAAGGTGGAAAGGTCGCCAAATTCAACGACAACCTTTCTGCCATTCGCACGCTCAAGGAAATTGAGCAGTCTGGCCGCCCAGCTACCGAAGACGAACAGAGAACCCTTGCCCGGTATGTTGGCTGGGGTGGCCTTCCAGAAGTGTTTGCCGAAGGCGGCAAGGCCGACCCTGCGCTGACCCGCAGGCGCGCCGAATTGCGCGAACTTCTTTCGCCAAAAGAATTTGAAGAAGCGCGCAGATCCACAACGAACGCTCACTACACTTCGCCTGAAATCATCATGGCAATGTGGGATGCCATTAAGCGTATGGGCTTTAAGGGCGGCAAAGTTCTTGAGCCTTCTATGGGCGTTGGCAACTTCATTGGCTTGATGCCTAATGACGTATACAAAAAGTCCCACGTCACCGGCATTGAGCTTGATGGCATTACTGCGCGGATCGCAAAGCTGCTGTATCCGAAACAGACCATTCTTTCGCAGGGATTTGAAACTGCCAAACTGCGTGACGGCAGCTTTGACCTGGCCATATCCAACGTGCCATTCGGCGACTACAAGCTGCACGACACCCGCTACGCGAAGCACAATCTCTTCATCCACGACTATTTCATCACTCGCGCGCTCGACCTTGTGCGCCCGGGCGGCGTGGTAGCCTTTATCACCACTTCCGGCTCACTGAACAGCGGGCGCTCAATGAATATGCGCCAGTTGGCCGCCGACAAGGCGCGCCTGCTCGGTGCTATTCGCCTGCCAGGCACATCATTCAGCAAGAATGCCCTCACGGACGTGACAACGGACATTCTGTTTTTGCAACGCCTTGGTGAGGGTGAAACCAACACCAGCCCCGCATGGAAGGATGTGGTTGATACCGACGTTGTTTCGGAGAAGACGGGCAAGCCGTTGCGGAACAACGAATACTATTCTGCGCACCCAGAAATGATGCTGGGGCAGCTGGCAGACGATAAGCTCTACCCTGGCAGGACGGCGCTTAAGGATGACGGCAGGGACATGCCGGCCGCTTTGGGTGACGCGCTGAAAACGCTCCCAGAAGGAGTGTTTTCTGGTGAAGGTCTGCGCCATGAGGATCAGAAAGCAACTGCCAATGTGCAGATGCAGGACGCCAAAGAGGGCCAGCTGCTGCTGGATGGCAAAGGCAATATCGTTCAGGTGTCTGACGGGGAACTGAAAAACTATCCGGCTGACGGAAAGAAAGCTGCGCGCATTGCCGGGATGATCGGGGTTCGTGATGCCCTGCGTTCAAACCTGCGGGCGCAGATGAACGGAGACGAAGACAGCATTGCGCACTCCCGCACGGCTCTCAACGACGCTTACGACGCATTTGTGAAGCAGCACGGCTTCTTAAATGACAATGCCAACCGCCTGGCCATGTCAGAAGACCCCGACTTTCCCCTTTTGCAAGCCCTGGAAAACAACTACACCAAGGGAAAAAACGGTGCGCCTTCCAAGGCTGAGAAGGCCGACATCTTCACCCGCCGGACAATCGCTGAACCCAAGATTATTGAGCACGCAGAGACGCCGCAGGATGCCCTGCACGCACAGCTTGCGGATATAGGCCGGGTTGATATTCCAGGCATTGCGAAAATGACCGGCCTTTCTGAGCAGGCCGTTATTGACGATTTACACGGAACCATCTTTCAAAACCCCAAGGGAACCCGGTGGGAAACCGCTGACGACTATCTCTCTGGGAACGTCCGCAAAAAACTTGCTGAGGCAAAGAAGGCCGCCGAAAAGGACGTGAAGTTCAAGGAGAACGTTAAGGCTCTAGAAGCCGTGCAGCCGCAGGATGTGCCGCCACAAGACATCCGCGTTGACCTGGGCGCCGGGTGGGTTCCCTCGGCGCGCGTTGAAGAATTTGCGGCAAAAGTCCTTGGCATATCGCCTTCAGACGTATCGGCACGCTATTCAAAAGAACTGGCGCAATGGTCGCTGAACGTCAAAAAAAGCGGCCTAAG